GGCACCGGGCACCCACGTCCAGACGCTGGCGAAACTGTCTCCTCGGGAGAATACGGCGGTGTTAGAGCAGCTCATCGGGTCTTCTTAACCCTGCCTTGATTGGCAAGGGGTAGGGTTTACGAGATGTTCTCGAACCATTCGAAGTCCGTGACCGGGCTCGTGCCGTCTAATCCTGCGGTCTGGCCTGTATCAAACGCATCGATGATCAGGATGAAGGCGCTGGTGCTGGTCTGTACCGTATTGCCCACCATGTCCTCGGGGTATGGGTCGACAAAACCGCCGGCAATGAAGTAGTCCTCGATGGGCGCGGTATTCTCAGAGAAGTTAATCTCTGGACCGCCCTGGACCACGTTGCCGCGGATAAAGCCGTTGCCCTCGATGGTCTTAATGAAGTAAGCCCCGGCAGGATACTCCGTGTTATTATCCGCTATGACAGGAGTGACAGGGGTGGCGTCTACATTGGTCACCACTCGGCGCGTGGATACCCATGTCCGGGTCTCGACATCTACTCCAATGATGTAGCCCATCAGATGCGGGCGTAGTAGTACTTAGCCGTAGTCGTACCTAGCTTGATGCGGTCAGACCAAAGAGAGCCGGTGACGAACTGATTGACCGAGAATGTCGTCGGCGTGTCGACATTGTCGACGGTAATCGTGCCGATCGTGATAAAGCCCCAAGTGTCAGCGTCTGTCGGGGTTTCGATGCCTCCGATTATCTGAGGGTATCGGTTCGAGGTTGGCGTAAAGGTAGGGTCTGGGTAGTCTGGAGGCGTTCCGATGGCAGGCCCAGAGCGTAGCACGATGTAAGATGTCTTAGTGGATACATTATAACTGCCAGGAAACAGTTCCGCGGTCGGAGGGTTCGGCTGCCCGGTTGTCGGGTTGGTTCGGTTGAGCAGTACGAGGTTGCCTGCGGTAAAGTCGTCTATGGCCGCGACTAGGTTATTGATCGTGCCGGACTGCACCTGATAACGAACCTTCGGCGAACCGCCCGAGACGACGATCTGGACGTTCACGATCTTGAACGGGTGGCCGGGCTCTTCCGTCGTGGCATAGGTCGTCCACGGCGCCCAGGGCTTCTCGATGTTGAGGTTCGTCCCTTGGCTTGAGGAAGTGAAGGTGTAGCCGACGCCGGGTTGAATACTCATCGTTATACGCTTCGGTAGACGTCGGGAGGCCAGCCTTCCCTCGAGTAGCGGATTTCGTACATGACCTTGAATAGAAGGCCGTACTCTTCGACGTTCACTTGAGACAAAAGATTGACCTTGCCATACTTGCCTGTGCCGGTGTCAGCCCATCCGGGCAATAGCTGAAAAGATCCCCAGGTTGTGCCGGCGTTAGAAAAGCCGATGTAGTCCACGAGGATACGCGCTGACTGCTGGTTGTTTACGTATATGACCCCAGAATACGTAGAGGTCGCCGCAAGGTACTGGGTCTTGCCGAAGAGACTAGGCACATCCGGGTCGACGAAGCCGATGAAGCGGCCGCCCATTCCCGTCTCGAAGCAAGCGCCGTTGTAGCCTTCTGAGGAAGGCACAGGAACGGCCTGTCCTGCCTTCGGGGAAGGAGGCACTGCAATGACCATAACAGGAGGCCCGAGGGTAGAGTCGTCGTATGCGCCGCCGAAGTCGGAAGGCAGGCCGGCGAGAGGCGTGCCGCCGAAGCCCGCTGCCGCCTCGAAGAAGTTCGGGTGGGTCGTGATGTTCTCCGCAGTCAGTCCGTTGGCCGCGGAGGTGTTCGCGTTAGTCCATGCGCCGCTGTTCACGGCAGGGTCGATTCCGACGTAGTCCACCTTCACAGTCTTGTACTGGAGGTTGTCGTAACTGATGCTCGACTTGTGCGCCTTGAGATAAGTCAGGCCACCGAAGTCCAGCGGCGTACCGCGCATGGTGGTCGGGACAGCGGTCGCCCAGTCGCATTTATATGTTGCCGTAGCCGTGACCAATCCGAAGCCGTCAGACATGACGGTAAGTCCTGGCTGAATCAGCTGCGAATTGAGAGTGTTGCCTGTGTTTACGATGGGCATGGTAGATTAAGCGACGCCGGTCTTCAATGAGGTGAGCGGGACGGCGCGATCAGTGAAGGGCATCGGGACTCCTTCGCCAGTTCGGTTCTGGATGCTCTGCTCCTGAAGGATGATCTTAATCTCCTCCAAGATTTCGTTCTGGCGGGTCATCTTCTCCATGACCGGGTTCGCCCCCACGCCGACCACCGTGCCGAAGCCCTCAGGGCCTTTGAACGTGCCGGCCTTGGCTTCAGATTTTTGCTCAGGGTTAAGGCCTGCCTGGGGATTCTTCCTAGCGTCTTCAGCGATGATAGCCTGAACCCTCGATTGAATCTCCGGGTCATCTTGAATAAGGCCTGCCTTTGTTTTTTGGAATGGGTGGCCGAAAAACTTTTCTCTGTATGCTTCGTCATACATTTGTTTCCCGCGTGGATCATTCTCCAGAAAGTCCTTGGTTATTTTCGCACGGGCAGCAGCAGCTTGTTCGACTGTCTCCTTGTCTTTCTTTTCGTTGTTAAGCTTGTTGGCGTAGTAACGATCCTCGGCTGACATTAGTTTGTTAGTGCCTTCGATTGCTGCTCGATTGGCGTCTTCTTGTTTCTTCTGATTGTCGGCGATAAGTTTGCCGATGAATGCAGTCGCAGATGCCATAAGCGCCATGGGGCCGAGGGCAGACAAAAAGATGTCCTTAAATGACGTTCCGAACTTGTTGCGGATATCCTGCAACTGTTTGTCGAATCCAGAGACAGCCGTCTTCGCCTTGTTCATGGCCTCCGGGACGTCGGAGGTCGTCTTGATGTTTACGGTCAGGTCTTGGGCCATGGTCTCTTTACCCTGCGGGATTGGCAACGGGGGCTTCCCCTTCGCCGGCCTTCAGCTGCTCTTCGATGTAGGCCTCCTCCTCCGGCGACATGATCGCCACGTCGACGCCCTTGCGCATGGCAAAGGCCGCGTTCAGCCAGATGGCCTGACACTCAGGCATTTCCCAGGCACGCTTCTCGTCGATGCCGTTGGCGACTAGGTTCGCGACAATAGCCATCGGCCAAGGCAGGCCCTTATTGCCCCCGCTCTTCTTCTGATCCTGCTCCCAGAACTTCGGCCAGTCGTCGACCAGGATGTAGCCGGCGAAGGCCTTGAGCAGGGCCTCGAACCTATAAGGGTTGCTCGACAGGTAGACGATCCTTGCCTTGTCGATGATGCCGACCCTGCCCAGCGGTTCCTCGGCGCATACCTGACAGGCGAAGAGGAGGTCGGCGGGCGTGACGCCACGTTCCCCGGTGACCAGGGGAGAGTCAAACGCATGCAGGCGCACGCGGTACTTGAGGCACCACGGGTAAAGGGTTCGACCCAGCAACCGAAAAGGCGCCGGGTCGATGTGGGCATTCAGGAAGCGGCGATCCACTCCCCCTAGCCTACCCCACTTTCGGGGGTGTCAATTAGTAGGTGATCTCTTCGTACGACTCAGCGGTGACGCTGACCGAAACGAAACCCTTCGAGCTGCCGCGGTCGTCGACCTTGGTGATGACGCCGGAGAAGGAAACCGAAGCGGAGCCGCCCGGGTAAGCCGACGCGGTCTTCGCGGTGAAGGAAAGAGTGGCGCCGAGCTGCGGGACGGACGTGAGTTTCGCCACGCCCTCGACGGTGATCTCGGAGCGGCGGTCGTCGTAACGGGCAGTCACGGTCAGGCCGGACTCATTGACCACCGTGCCGGTGTTGTTGAATCCAGAGCTGACCGAGTAGCTCTGCACAAAGAGGGAGGCAACCTGGCCGGCGCCGATTCCGTAGAGGCAGACTACGCCTTTGTTTACTTCGCTCATCTTACTCCTGCTTTAATTGGCAACCTACTCAGGGTCTAGGCAGGTGAGCACGTCGAAGGCGAAGGAGGTCGCCCAGGAGCGTTCGTCAATGCCCTCGTCCTCGGAGCGATAGGTCACGTCGTAGCACAGGGCCGCGCCGCTCGTGGCCGCGAAGGCAGCCTGGATAAGGTCGAGGCTCTTCATGCAGTCCGACAGGGCGGCGCAGCGCTCGCGGTGGACGGCCAGAGTGGTGTCGTCGGCGTTCGAGAACAGGGTGACGCGGACGGAGCATTCGTAATTGCCGAGGCCCTCGGGGAGGTCGCCAGGGGCCCGGGCCGAGTCGCAGAGCACGACCGCCTTGGGCAGGGTCTGCGTCACGGCGCTGTCGCCCGTCAGGATCTGGACGCCGGCAAGCCCGGTCTGCGTAGAAAGATAGGTCGCGAGGGTCGACTCGACGACGTGGCGGATGGAGTTGGACATGGTTATTTCTTGTTAAACTTGTTCACGGGTTTCTTCATGCGGTGACGCATCATGGCGGGCATCTGCTTGACACGGTTGCCGTAGACTAGGCCAAGGACTCCCGCCTCGTCGGCGATGCCGTTGATGTTGCCTAGGGTGTTGGTCACGGCGATTTCTGCGATCTTGTCGGTGAAGGCGGTCACACTACGGCCGGCCACGCCAGAATGCGAGGTAATCCAAGTTGCCTTGCGCAGCTCGGCGCCAGGTTCGCCCTGCTGGCCGTTCATGTCCTTAGGACGAGGGAGACTGGCCATTCCCTTTGCCCAGCCAGATTTGACCGCGCCGACCATCTTCTGCCGGGCCTCAATATATTCCTTAAGCTCGTTCTTATCCTGCACGAGTAACTTGGCAGAGATGGCACGTTGCCCTTTCTTTATGCGTCCGCCGAAGCGGCTCTTGACCTGGTTATGAATGGGCCTGAGGTCACGCACAAAGCCGGGCGTTCCGTATTCGCTTTTAACAGGGTTAGCCCTGTTCAGGAAGTTCTTGGCCTTGGCGAAGGCCCGCTGCTTGTCGGCGTCCGCCGCGATCTTCGAGAGGACGCTGCGCTGGCCCAGCATGCCGGAGAGTTTGCCGCCGTCGGTCAGGCGGGTGAACATGCCGAAGTCTCCCGTCTTCACGGCGAACGCCATTTGGTTGACGATGTTTCCAGCGACCCCCCTTTCCGAGGAGTCGTTTGCGGCCACGAAGATTTTGGAGATGTCGCCCGCAACCGCCCTCAAGCCGGCCTTCTTTGCGCCAGGGCTCAGGCCGTTGCCCCCGCCGCGGGGAAGGGGAGGGGTGAACTTGGCCGCATCCTGACAGGCAAGCATGCCCTGCTCGAGGACGGCGTCGCGCATGGTAATCTTCATCCCAGCTGCGAACTGGCGGCAGGCCTCCACGAACTCCGCAAGGGACTTGGGCTCGATGGAGACCTTCGAGGGCATTACTGGTTGTCGTCGATGACGACGAGCGTGACCCATGCCGACCCGGGCTTATAGGTCTGGGTCGTGATGCGGACGGTCTTCCCGCCGGCCACGATCTTCTTGCCCTGGGCGAGCGAGGCGATGGGGACGCCGCCGACGATGATGGCCGTGGATGCCCCCGTAGACCCGTCTGGGAGGCTCCAGGAGGCGTTTGCGGCGGGGATGCGGACGTTGTACTGGGTTCGCTCCATATAGCCCCCAGACTCGAGCACGGTCTGCACGGCGGGGTCGGAGATGAGGCAAGCGAATGTAATCGCCCCAGAGTTGGCCGAACCGGGCACGGAAAAATCGGCGCACATCTCCTTCGCGTCGGGCAGGAACTCAGCGTACAAACTCATAACCCTGCGGCCATTGGCAAACAGGCACAAAAAAGGGGCCCCTTGCGGAGCCCCTTCGATTCCGTTGTCAGACCGCTTAGGCGGCGGTGACGTAGCGGACGAGGGAGGTCGAACGGCCCTTGTTGGCGCCGACGAGGATCTGAGCGATGCAGCGGATGTTGCCCGTCTCAGCCTGACCGACGAGAACCTGGACGGAGAGACCAGACTCGGCGGTGGCGACGCTGGAGGTGAAGCCAGCGATCTCGGCCATCGGGATACCGGTGGCGACGAGGAGCGAGTCCGGGCCCATGGCCACGCCCGCGAGGTTCTCGATGGCGGGGATCTGGTTCCACTGGTAGATGTCCATGCCGGCGACCTGACCGACGGAGCCCGTGGTGACCACGGCGTTGGCGGCCGGGTTCAGGGAGCCGTAGATCTTGGCGTCGTTACGGAGGGCCTTGAGGTAACCGTTGCCCGCGAGGAAGGAGCGGGGCTGGCCGGCCTTGGCGGTGTCGAGGAGGAACTGAGCGTTCACGACGTCGTCATAACCGAAGTCATTGAGGGCGACGATCTCTTCGGTGGCGAAGTTGGCGGTCGTGAAGACGGAACCGATTTCGGCCCAGGTCTTGTCGACGATGGCCTGAGCGGCGGTCTTCGCGTAAGCGTTGATGAGGTACTGCATGCCGTACTCCTGGATGTCCAGGGGGCTGAACTCGTCGACGTACTTGAAATGCTTCAGGGTGACCGAGGAGGAGGTCATCTCGGCGCCGTCCACGTCGGACAGGTTGTTCGAGACCTTGTTGAACTCCGAAGCCGTGCCAGCGCCCATGATCGGGACGAAGACGGTCTTGCCAGCGCGGCCGACGGAGGCCGAGAGGTTGACGGAGACGTTGTTGAGGATGGGCAGCTTGCCGGCGACGGTCTGGACGATGTAGTCAGACAGGATAGCCGGGGCGGTAGGGAGGACAGTAGCCATAGGTATGTGTTAGGGAGTGAGGGTTAGAGGGAAATGAGAGCGGCCTTGTGCGCGTTGAAGAACGCGATGCGGGCCTGACCAGCAGGGAGAGCGAGGTAAGCGGCCTTGATGTCGGCGTTGCTCATCTTCGCGGGCGAGTCGCCCTTCGGGAGTTCGACCGGCTCGGTGCCGAAGGAGGCGACGATCTTCGCGGCTTCCTTCGAGGCGCTGACCTGGACGGCTTCGAGCTCGGCGACCTTGGCCTTCAGCTCAGAGGCTTCCTTTGCGGAGGCTTCCAGGGCGGCGGTAAGTTCGGCGACCTTGGAGGACGACGCGGCGGCTTCCACCTTGAGGGACTCCAGCTCGGCGGAGGCGCCGACGGTCATCTTCTCCACGGTGGTGCGGAGGTCGTCGCGTTCAGCGGTAAGGCCCGCAAGCGAGGCGGCGGCCTGGACGAGTTGCTCTTCGATGGTCATGCTAGTCCTGCGGAAATTGGCAACCTTGGCCGAGGGCTCGACCGCCT